TCGAAGTTACCGACGGCTCGTACTGGACCAAGACCTGTTACGCAGGCTGCTACTTTAAGTGCGTTTGGTAAGCGTGTTGCGAATGCACCTACATTTGCTGATCCTGTGGTGTTTGAGGAGAAGTTGCGATCGGATTTTGATTTGTTTCAGAGGTTAGCTTTGAGAGAAGGTTGGAAGGAGCGTTGTGCGCATGCGATGGCGCGAGGTTTGTGGGCATTTGATGACGAAACTTTGCGGTCGTATGTGGCTAAGATGGAGTCGTCTAAAGTGCGGTCGGCTTTGTCTGAGGACTTTGCGGCGCATAAGATTGATTTGACGCGTTGGATGGCAATGGTGAAGACGACTAGTAAGTCGCGGATGACCGAGGACGCGTATTTTGCGGAGCCAGCACCACAAACCATTGTTTATCAGCAGAGCAAGATGACAAATAGCTGGTTCTCAGCCAAGTTGAGTAAATTTTTGGACTTTTTGGAGTCTGAATTGTTACCGTACGTGCGTATTAATGCACGTAGGTCAGATGAGGAGACTGAGAGGTGGTTTGGTTCGGTATTGGGTCGTATCAGGGAGTCGCGAGCCGTGTGCGTTGAAAGTGACATTTCTCAATGTGATAAGAGTAATCAGGCTTATAACATGGCTTTGTTCTTTTATATATTGGAACAATTTGGTGCACCGACGTGGATGACAGACCTATGGCGAGTGGTAGTGGGCAAGAAGACTGCTTCGGCCGCGCAGGTGGGCGTAGCTATTGATTATGTGTATCAGAATTTGTCTGGTTGGTGGGCTACGATAGCAGTAAACAGTTTGGTTGTGTTTATAGCGAATGTAGTGAGTTTGGGTGTGACGCCCGGTTCTTTAGTTGCAGTTGACAATAAGGGTGATGATACTATTCTGTTTTTACGTGCTATGAATAGTACAGTAGCCCAGGCTGAAGAACGTTTTAAGTCGGATTTTAATTTTGATGCGAAGGTGTTTGTATCTGGTGTTCCATATTCTTGCAGTATGTATTGGTTGGATATTGATGGTGAAGGATATTTGGTGAGAGATCCGATTAAAGAATTGGAGTCGTTGGGGGCGGCTTTGTCGTCGACAGCGTCTATACATGAAGTGTGGTTGGCGTTTAGGGATCGGATGCGGCATTATGCGGTGCCGCGTGTGATGGATGAGTTGGATCGTGCGGTTCAACGGCGTATGGGTTATGAACCAGTACGTGATATTTTGCGTGCCTTGGGTACGGTGAAAATGCGTGAAGATAAGCTTGAAGAATTATTTGAAGAGTTTGTGGATACGGTGTTTTAGTTTGTGTTTTAATTCAATTTTATACAATCTTTACGATTTGATTTTAGGTTTTACGCGGGTGGTGTGTGAGGAATTTATGAAAATCCGTAGAAAAAAAAATAACAAAATTGACAAGTCCTCTGTAAGGAGCTTTGATTTGGGTTTTTAAGATCGTAGGATCTTTTCCCTTT